CTACGCGTTGTTCGATTGAAGGTTCTTCAGCTCCTTCAAATAGTGCAGGACCTAATAAAGACCCTGCTGTAGCACCGGCCATTCCTGCTCCTAGGGTTTGAGCAATATTCTGCATTGGTTCGGTAAATCCTTCACGTAATGCTTGAGGTATAGTTCCTCCGTCTTTATACCCTGGCATAGGTACGCTTCCACCGTTCACCATATTAATAGGAGAAAGACCGGACACGAGTCCGTGTTCTTGGTCGGAGAACATTTGTCTGGTTTTCCAGTTCATTAGGTTGATCCAGCGGTTGTAGTTGAACCGGTTGCTGAAGGGATGTTCCAACCGAACATCTCTGATAGAATTTTATAAGGATCAAACGGAGACTGCTGTCCGCCCCACTGAGATACAGCCGTAGTTTGTGGCATCATAGGTTGCATCATACTTCCCCATGCCTGCATTCGTTGCCATGGTTCTTGGGCCATTCTATTAGCGGCATCAAATTGAGCGCCGTACATTTGATTTTGTATATTCCTACCGGTTTGACCCATTTGATTGAAAGCTCCTATTTGATTCATTAGTCCTTGCTGTCCCGTCATACCGAGTTGTCCAAAAGCTCTCCCCATGGTTCCTAGTCCTTGGCCCGCCGTCTGTGCGCCTTGCATGGCTTGTCCAAAGCCTTGGGAGCGTATCCCACCAACGCCTTCCATCATGCCACGGCCGAAGGATCTTTCCCTTTCCTGTTCCATCAAGCGACCACGGGATCCGCCAAAGGCACCAGAACTGATGGCCCTGCCTCTATTAGCCATACTTTGCTGTTGATTTTGCTCCTGCATGTCTTGCATAGTTTGTTGCACGACATCTTGCTCATAGGGGTTATAAAACTGTTGTATGCCAGCAGGGGTAAAATAATCCGCCCCTTGTTGCATCATTTGTCCACCTTGCTGTATGTATGGGGCAAAGCCTCCGAGTCCTCCCGCCATTTGCCTAGCCTGCATCTCCATGGGATCAAGTCCCGCGTATTGCTGGACTGGGATTGGCATCGGTTGTTTGGATAAATTAAATAAAGACTCCAAATACCCACGGCGCATACCGCCTGCCCACGGCTGTTCGTATTGTTGGTAGGTACTTGTTGGAGTTGCCATTAGCCTCTTCCCTCCCATTGTTTCATCATTTTATATAAATTCTGTGCGCCTACATTATCCACTGCTTTTTTTGTTACCACAAATTCACCGGGTTCCAATCTCGCTAGGGTAATATCGCCTAAGCCTCCGCCTTTCATTCCAGGAGGAGTAGTAGGAGGGGATTGAGTTCCTACATTGGCGTAGGCTACACCAGGCATCAATGCTGGTTGTAAATTAAATACTCGGTAATCAATCGGAGATCCGCCTTCTCCTCCGCCACCACCGCCGTCGCCCCATCCTACAGGAATGTCCATGTAGTCTTTATTTTTATTCTTCATATAATTAAGCAATGCCAGTTGTCCCAAGGTAGAGTTGAACAGACCTCCAAGTCCACTTCCTACATTGCCTGCTGTTCTGTTTGCTCCGCCGAATAAACTACTTAATAGTCCAAATATTCCTCCAATATCTTCTCCTTCTTTTTTGCCCCCTAAGCCTCCTGTTCCTAGAAAAGCGTCCCTTAACCAAGGTCCGATTTCACCACCAAAGATTCCCCTGCTTCGTGGACCTGTAGCTAAACTTGTGTCTATGTTACCAAATTCATCTCTAAAATTTGCCCACTGGTCAACCTCCGTTACTGGGAGAGTTGATTGTAACCAATCCTCCATCGAACCGGTACTTGGATCATAGCCAAGTTCAGCAAGAAGACGATCATATTCAGAGGATGCTCCTCCGCCAACTTCTGAATGATCTTGATAAGCAGGATCTCCAGTATTTATAAACCAACTAGAAGGATCTCCTTCAGGGCCCCCACCCCAATTGGGATCGAATAGACTATCTAAATAACTATCAACATCAAATTCCCCCCAATTAAAGTCCGGATCCTCAAAGTCCACTGCTGGCGCCCCCCAATCCCCAAAATCGTATGTGGTGGCCCAATCATCATCAAATATATTAGGCGTCTCATTTATTAATGATCCTATACCGTACTCTTCATCAAAATCAAAATTAGACCAATCATCTATCCAATTAGATTCTTCTATTGGAGTTATTGTAGTACCAACAGAATCCCACCATGAATCGTCGTCAGGACTTTTATCAACACCTAAAGTATCCCAAAGATCATCATCAAAAGCTGAGTCGTCATCATCGCCCCAGCCGAACCAATCTTTAAATCTATCACCAAATGCCATAGTCTTATTCTAGCCTCTTTTCAGGTCGTTGTCTCCATTATCGTTTTACCAAACTGCCACCGAAATACATGCCAATTATCGCTCCAACTAGATTAGTGTCCAACGGTGTAATAACTAATCCTTGTAGGGATTCCCATTTCATTATTTCCTTTTCAGGCACAAAAAATAAGCCGGGTTTAAACTGCGTATAACCTACCGTTACCGTAATTTCAGGATAAAACACAGCGATTAACTTAGGTAATAATACAACAGCAAACACCGCAGTTAAAGCAATAATTCTTCGTGTCCATGCGAATCCTGTGTTTTCATGTTCCCTCGCATCTTTAAAAGACTTTATCTGTACGCCTGCTCTAGCTATTAGCATTTTTTGCTGTGTTTGTTTGGCCTTCGATGATTGCGACCACATTTTTAGTACACCGGACAATACAGTGGAACCCAGCAAAGTTATAATCTCAAAAGGAAACCCCACTATTTATTGCTCCTACCTACATAGATGGCAAACCATCCAGCTCCGGCTCCAACTATAACTGACACAAAAGCACTTTGAGCATTGGTTGGATCTGGCATCAACATAAACCATTCCGTAGTTCTGTAAAAAGCCACTCCATACAAGGTAATTAACAGCCTAGGAAAGACTCTCCATTTATCAAAGCCTTCAGCTAGATTGTACCAAGTTGGATGCTCCTTCTTTGTCTCTTCTTCGTCATTGGCATTAATAATAATGGTTTTATCTGACATTAGGGTCTTCTTAAGGCTTTTTTATAATTAGACACTTTACCTTTTTTCCTAGCATTTTGACTTGCTTTTATGGCTCTTAAACGCCTTTGCGCCGCCTTTTTACTAGGAGAAACTCCTTTGGTATTGGCTATTTTCCAGCCCCCTTCTACTTTATTTATCGGCATTTAGCACCCTATCCCTTAGTCGTATTGCACGCTCGCCCACTTGTGTTGACCATTTCGAGTCCATCATTTCTTCAGCAGCCTTTTCCCAATTGGATGTCTGCATAGCAGCAATAAATTTTTTGAATTTACTGAACCGGGGATGACCTAAATTAAAGCACATATTGGCTATTACCCGTTGTCTGTCATCGTCTAAACTGCGCCACCACGGTTGGTTCATATCCAATTCGTTATACACAGTTTTTATATCTTGCTGTAAACACTCTTCAATTCGTTCTTTGGCCACAGGCGTACCTACTTCTTTTCCATATTCTTCGTCATTTTCAGTTATTAGATGGCCCACCCCAAAAGTAAGATGTCCTAAAGGATCTGCGTATATTTCGTGTCTATACCCTTCGTCCAACATTAGTTCCTTCATCAATGCTAATGTATTCATTTCAGATTGATGCTTGTTGCTCCGTTCGTGCTTACGGTTAAATTGCCTGCATAACCAGTTGCTTCTAAGCCAACTTCCGTTCTGGTAGATAAATCTTGCCATTTACTTCCCGTGTATACCTGTAAAACACTTTTGTTGGTATTCCATATTACATCCCCTGCATTAAATTTATTTTGACTTAATTCTGTGTCGTTGTATTCAGGCGTTGCCGTGGGGTCAAAGCGCCCTAAATTAATCTCCAGGATACGCACCATGCGGTTGTATATCCCTGGATCAACTTCGCTAATGGCAAGGGGCAAACGCGTTTCTAATAGCTTCCCCATTACCTGCGTCCATCGGGCTTAACATCCATACGCGTATCACCCAAACGCCAACCCACGCCCAAACGCGTATCTTGTGTATTATCATCATCGGATTCCACCCTGAAAGTCAGTTGTCGTGCGCGCACGCGCGTATCCAATCTCTGCGTCGTAGAAGTAACATTCTGCGTCGTGTCCGTGGTCAAGCTGTCCCCCGGAAAATCCCTTGATTTCAGTACAAAGTTAATGGTTTGATCGGATCCACCGTCCCCGGTGAATTTCACATCGGGAATGATTTTACGAATAAAGGTGTAATAATCCCCATCGGGTTGCATATCAAAGTCACTGGATTGAATATACACATTATCCATGGGAGAACCATCGGCGTCGTTTCCTGTTTCATGGTCATATAAATAGCCTACATTAGCCGTGGTGTACGTTGCCACAGGGTCATCAAAAATACCTTCATCCATCCAAGCACTACGGCTTAATTGACCAATTGTCCAACTGTTTTCAGCGTAGTTAAAAACCACATAACGATCAATTGTTGTTACCCCTGAAGAGCAATAAAACCATCCCACTTCGTTAAATTGTTTATTTACAAACCCAAAGGTTTGAAAGTATTGTTCTTGATTAAAATCACTGAATACATAGTAATGTACCGCACAAGGAACCAATTGCACGCTTCCACCGTACTTATAAAACCCTTTTCTGTCCATCCAATACACACCATCGGGAGTATTAACCGCAGCTTTGGGTCCAATAAGGCCTACCCCTTGATTAATTAAATTAACGCCAAAGGTAAAAGGAGGACCGATAAATTGCATGGAATACATGGAAACATCCGTCCAAATTAGGATTTCTTCCCTGGAAGATATTCCCCCAATAATTTCAGAACCAGAGGAGAGTCTTAAAGACCCTGCCGTATTGGTTGCTATTGGCTCCCAATCAGTTATGTTTTCCTGATCACTCCAACAAATAAACATAGGGTCTGATGATGAGGTTCTTTGGTTACTGGCATTAATTGGGTCGGCTCCAAGACACACCACGTGTCTATCGATGTCACTAACCAATACTTGTAGGGCAATTGTCGGGGCTAAAATAGCTCCCGATAAATCAGAAACAGCGACTGCTCTAGTGGTAGCTCCTCCACTTTGATCCCAATAATAAATGCCTCCACCTCTAGGATTCATTACCAAGTCTTCACCAAAATTATCGTGACTCCAATTACGCAATTGGCTAGACGCACTAATCGCACTCACACTACCAAAAGTGCCTGCACTCCAAGTACCTGCACCCCAACCAGAGCCTTCTACAAATACGTCTAATCCGACATTGATCTGGTATGCACCGACAACGGAACTCCCGCCATTACCAGAATCCCCGGCAGCAGCAGTAACTTCATCTCCATCGGTATCTTTAGCCTCAATGGTATAAACATTGGTACTGGTTACAGTAGCAATTTGGTATTCTTGGTTGAGTACCGTAGCAGTGATATTGCCGCCCAGACTGTCTGCTCCACTGAAAGTAACAAAGTCATTAGCTACGGCTCCGTGAGAAGCATCGG